GCTGTGGAAGGCAAGCTGTGCGTGTCATTCGGGAAGCTACAAGCCCTTCAGCCTCCAGCCGGTAGCGCCGGAACCAACCCATCACGCGCCTATGAGCAGCAGCTCCACTCGATTCTCAGCGGCGTGTACTTCGACATCGGATGCGCAAACCCGCCAGGAGGCAAGTAATGACGACTCCGACGCTAGGATGCACGGGAGGCAGGCTATGTCATATGATCCCGCCGAACTAAGGGATTCGGGAGGGGAATGGACTAGCGGCGGCGATCTTAACAAGCTTGCACGAGGCATGATAAACAAGAGTCTTTCAGACAAGAAAGCCTCCAAGGGCAACGGAACGAAAAGCATCGGCGTTGATGCATCAGAATCCGATGTAGCCAGCGCGATATCGGCCGGACACAAGTCGGGCATTGAAAGCAGATCGGATCCAGCCGAGAGCGCGGGCATCTCCGCTGCGACTTCCATTGTGAAGTTTAAAGACGGTTCGGCTATGGTGCACAAGCAGTTTTCTCCGGGGGAAGACGCTCAGAAGGAAACTGCAAAGGAAGTAGTCGCCGGGCGGTTGTCAAAGATTGTTGGTGCTGGTGCACCTACCGTGATTCACGATCCTGGTAACCCGGCAGCTATCCTGCAGCCTTTCTCAAAGGGCGAAGTAGCTGCCAAGTATATGGGACGTAGCGACTTTACATCTTTGCAGAATGCGATTGATAGCGACAAGGGAAAGTCGATTGCGCTGCTGGATCATTTGATCAATAATGAAGATCGTAATTCCGGCAATTGGCTAATTAACAATGGCGTGCCGGTGCCTATTGACCACGGTGGTGCCTTCAACCCGGCTGGCACTTCACGTTCTATCTTTGCCAAGACCCACAAGATGGATTCTTTTGACCCGGAGCAGCTTCACGCGGTCCAATCGGAAATTCAGAATATGCCCGCTAATACCCCTGCTGAGAAAGAAATGAAGCAGGTTGTAATAGATCGGCTGAACCGGTATCTTGAAGGCGGCTCGATGTTATGATTTACATCTTGAAGGACTATGAAGGCAATCAACTAGGCACGATAGATGACCAGTCCTGGACCGGTAGTAATCCGGCTATGCAGGATATAGCCGACTCGCGTAAGGCCAATGGTAGATCACTAGCCGGATGGAACAACGGGTATATTCAAGCTGTGCCGAGTAAAAAGGAACAGACATGACAACTCCCCCGATGCCGCCGCAGCACCAGGCGCTGTTCGCCAAGATAACCCAAGGCCCAGCGCCTTACCGACGCGGGCCGGATGAGAACGTCCGCTGTCCGGCCTGCGGGAAGTACAGCGAACCTGACGCGACCTACTGCGACCAGTGCGGCGCCAAGCTTCCGGACGGACCCAGCAAGCCGTACGTTCGCGGGCCGGGCGAGGACATCCAGTGCCCCGGCTGCAAGAAGTACAACGCGGCCGACGCGCGGTATTGTTCCCAGTGCGGGAACAAGCTCCCGGCTTCCGCATTCGAGACGGGCAACCCGGAAGTCGGCCAGCCTCAGCAGCAAGCCATGCCCGCTGCCGGGCCGTACCCGGCACCTGCCCCCACTCCGCAGAAGGGTCCGCAGAAGTGACCACAGCCGATCCAACGACCGTGGCCATTGGATACGTTCACCCTGCAAACGTCGCCGCCATGTTCATGCGGTCGGTAATCCTGACCCGCGATCATATCGGCCCGGCCCAGATATTCAGCGTCATGTCTGGGCCGAATATCAGCAAGGCGCGGAACATGGTCGTGCGGACGTTCCTGGACAAGTCCACGGCCGACTACCTGTTCATGTGCGACACTGACATGCTCTTTGGTCAGGACGCTATCGAACGGCTGATGGACTCGGGTGAGAACTTCATCAGCGGTTTCTGCATGACGGGCGAGCAGAGGCCGGTTCCGGCGATGTACCGTGGCGCTCTCCAGGAGGGGACGTTCTGTCCCATCACGGAATACCCGATCGATGAGATCATCGACGTTGACGCGGTCGGGTCGGCTTGTTCCCTGATACACCGGTCGGTATACGAGACGATCGAACGCGAGCTGCCGAATGAGGCGGCTCAGTGGTACCAGGAAGTCCAGATGGGCAAATGGCTCGTGGGGGAAGATTTCACGTTCTGTATGCGCGCTCGGAAGTGTGGCTTTAAAATCAAGGTGGATACCTCGGTGAAGGTGGCCCATATCAAGGCCATGCTCATCGGGGACGTAGCCTGAGGGAAGGGAAGCAAATGGGATATACGGCGGCGCAGCTGAAGAACCTACGGGACAAGGGCCACGCAATGGCACCTACGCCCGCAGCCGCTAAGGCCGGAAAGCCTGCGAGCTATCCAATCGATAACCCAAGCGATCTCGATAGCGCCATTCACCTGGCGCGAACGCCTGCTCAGCGGGCGTTTGTTAAAAAGCGTGCGGCGGCAATGGGGCTGACGAACAAGATCCCTGAGGACTGGGGATAGCGTAAAGTCCGAATGTAAGGTAGTATCCCGATCGATATGTGTGAATGGAGTACGGAATGACTATGCCAGCTGAGGGAACGCCCGCAACGGGCGAACCGACCACACCCGCAACGGGTGAGGGTGACGGTACCCAGCAGACCGGTCAGCAGCAGACCAACGGCGACACGCCCACGGGAGACTCGGAAGGTGGTACGGTTGCCCGTACCCCGGCTGAGGAAGCTGCGTTCTGGAAGGACATGGCCCGCAAGCACGAGGGCCGGGCCAAGGCCAACAACGAGGCAGCCCAGAAGCTGCGCAAGATGGAAGACGCCCAGAAGTCGGAACTACAGCTGGCCACCGAGCGCGCTGAACGCGCGGAGGCATCAGCTGCCGAATCGGCATCCGAGCGCCATCGGCTACTCGCGGCGGCGACCCACGGGCTTACTCCTGAGCTGGTGGACTTCCTTGGAGGTGGGACTGAGGATGAGATCTTCGGTCGCGCCGAGACTCTCAACACGCAGATCGATGCAGCGGTCACCGCGCGCCTCAAGGGCGAGCTAGCGAAGTACGGCATCCAGGTCGGCCCTGAAGGCGCCAGCGGCGCTGCCTCGGCGTCTGCGGCCGCATCTCTCGCTCAGGGCCGTAGGCCGGTCTCGCAGCTACGGTCGGGCGCGAGTCCGGCACCGCAGTCGGGCGGCCAGCAGAACAACAACGATGCATTCCGGGGGATGCTCGGGCGCTAGACGGAATTACCCGATCGGGGTTATACTCCGGTCGATAGCTAAAGGCCGCAGGCGAAACGCTGAGGCTGGTATTACTGCCGACACGGTAGCCACCAAGATTAGCAACACGGTGACTACCGTGTCTGCGCGTTTACGGAGATGATTTAGGTATTCATTCCGGTGACGTCCCCAGCAACAGCGACGGTGACGACCACGTCATCCGTCACCCTCACCTGAAAGGTCTGTGATTAGCAATGACGATTTACAACCAGGGCGTTTTCCGTGGGGGTGTCAACTCGCCTACCTCGGGACTCGGCTACGACGTTCCCGGTTCTAGCGGCGGTGACGCGCTCATTCCGGAACCGCTCGCCACGAGCATCATCCAGGAGCTGCCGAAGCAGTCGGCCGCGCTCTCGCTCTGCAAGAAGACGGTCCTGAGCACCAAGACTGAGCGCATGCCGGTCCTGGACGTTCTCCCGATCGCCTACTGGGTCGGTGGCGACACCGGCATGAAGCAGACGTCGCAGGAGCAGTGGAAGAACGTCGTGCTGGTCGTGGAAGAGCTTGCCACGATCATCCCCATCCCGCTGGCCTACCTGGACGACGCCGACGTGCCGATCTGGGACGAGGTTCAGCCGCGCATGGTCGAGGCCGCCGGCAACCTCATCGACCAGGCCGTCATCTGGGACATCGCCAAGCCGTCCACGTGGGGTACCTCCATCGTCGGTGGCGCGGTCAACGCTTCCCAGGTCTCGCTCGCTGGGGCCACCACGGACTTCGGCACGGACATCACCGGCCTTGCCGACACGATGAGCCAGACCGGTTACACGGTCAACGGATTCGTCGGCCGCCCCGGTCTCAACTGGCACCTCGCCGGTCTGCGGTCCGCCCAGGGCATCCCGATCTACCAGAGCGTCATGGGTTCGGACATGTCGTCCAGCCAGGGCCTGAACGGGTCGCTGTACGGCTTCCCGATCACGATGCCTGACAACGGCAGCTTCCAGTCCACGGACGCTCAGCTGATCATGGGCGACTGGAGCAAGGCGATCATCGGCGTCCGTCAGGACATCAGCTTCAAGCTGTTCACCGAGGGTGTCATCTCCAACGACTCCGGCGCGGTCGTGCTCAACCTGATGCAGCAGGACGCGGTGGCGATGCGGATGGTCATGCGTCTCGCCTACGCGACCGTCAACCCGGTCACGATCATGCAGCCCGGCAAGGGCATCACGACTCGCTGGCCGTTCGCGGTCCTGGCAACGTCGGGTGGCCGCCTGATCGGTACCGGTACCGGTTCTGGTGCACGCGTTGACGCTTCGGTCGGCGCAACGTCCGGCTCCAGCGTCTTCACCGACACTGCTATCGTCGCGAGCGACCTGGGCCGCGCGTTCACCGCGTCCAACGTTCCGGCAGGAGCGGTCATCACCGGCGTCACTCCCGGCACCGGCTTCACCGCCAACAAGAACGCTTCCAGCACGGGCACGGTCACCGCGACCGTAGGCGCGCTGGTCTCGCTCTCGGCGGAAGAGGTGGGCAACACCGGCCTGCCGTCGCTCGGCTCCAGCCCGGCTGAGAAGCGGGAAGCCGCGCGGGCGCTGCTCGCTCAGGCCGACGCCATGGACGGTGGGGAGGGCGACGACGATGACGACGACGCCAAGCCTGCCGCCAAGGTCGTCAAGACCCGTTCCACCAAGTAGTACACGGTTAGCGACGGCCCGGCCGAACGGAGAATGCAATGGCGACCTTGACACCACTATGCCAAGTCACCGACATCTCCGGTCGGCTGGGCCGTTCGCTTACCAGCGCGGAGGCAGTTCGCGTGCCATTCCTGATTGGCGATGCAACGTCGCAGATCGTTCGGTACTGCCGCAAGGACTTCCAGCTTCACACGAATGACGTCGTTGAGATCAAGGGCGACGGTTCCACCATCAAGCTTCCCTATCGGCCGGTGACCAGCGTTAGTGACGTCATCGCCATTTCGGGCCGTCCGGATATCCCAAACATTCCGGTTAGCTGGTGGGTGTTCGACGGCATCGATGAGATCTCGATAGCCGAGTCAACCGCGTCCGGAGTGATAAACCTTCCGGAAGCCTGGTATGACTTTGGTGCGTTTCCTGGGACCTTCCAGGTCACCTACACGCACGGGTACTCGATCATTCCGGATGACGTTGTGATGGTCGCCGCCAACGCGGTGATCTCCGTTCTCCAGGCACCGACAATCGCGGCGGGCGTGATCGGTGAGACGATCGGGCCGTACAGCTACCGCATGGAGCGGTCGGGTGGCGGTCTCGCGGTCGCGCTGACCCAGGCCGACCTGAACGCGCTTACCGACTACCGTGACAAGTACGGTTCGCTGAAGCTGGAGGCTACCTGATGGTAAACCTCTTTAGCGGAACAACGGTCACCTTTGTCAACAGGACGGTCACCGGCGTAGACGCCTACGGCAATGACGTCTACAGCAAGACCAACGTAGACGTTCCCGGCTGCGCGGTTAACTTCGGCAACACTACTGAGGAATTCCAGGGCAACGTCCGGATTGAGGCAGACGTTACGGTCTATGCGCCTCTCGGGACGATTGTCGATGTTCCCTGGGATGATATGATCATCAACGGAATTACCTATAACATCATTGGTCTTCCGCGTAACTGGACCAGCCCGTTCTCCGGAACACAAGGCGTCGATGAGATCCTTGGCCGGTATGTTTCGACGGGTGGTACATCGACATGAGCGGCTCCAGCTTCAAGGCTAGCTTCACCGGGATAGGCGATCTGCTCAAGAGCGACTTCATCAAGCAGGCGATGAGCGACCGGGCCGACGCCGTACGTGCGGAGGCAGAGGCCATTGCACCGGTCAGCGAGCGCGATAAGCATCCGGGTCGGTATAAGCGTAGCTTCGGCACTCGCGTGGGCCTGAATGCTCGACGTACCCGCGTAGAGGCCGTTGTCTACAACGACTCGCCGGAAGCCCTACACGTTGAAAAAGGAACGCGGAACAACGACGCCTACCACGTCCTGACGCGCGCTCTCGCTGTGCTGAGGAGTTTCTGATGCCTCAGCCGATCCTTAAGCCTTGGCCAGATGCCGAGCAGGTCATGCTAGTAGGCCTGACGCCACTGATCCAAGCGGTCTACTCGACAGCCCGTCTTTGTACAGAGCTGCCGGGGACGATTACCAACCCGACGATTCGCATCAAGCGAATCTCGGGTGCGCAAAGGGACATCATCGTAGACCGACCGGTCATAGACGTTGATGTCTTCTGGACGGACTATGGTCTTACGTCGGCCATCGCCCGGCAGATTACGGCAAGCTTGCTATCCCTCCGTGGACTCAAGCTAATGAATGGGGTGATCAGTAACGTCAACGTGGTTCAGGGCCCAAGATGGCTGCCTGAGCCTGATCCAAATCTGTTTCGTTTCGGCGCGACGTACGAAGCGTTTACACATAACTGACCTGGGAGGGTCAAATGCCAGCAGAAGAGAATGCACCGGAAGTCCAGGTGGTTAGCGGTGGACGGCTTGTGCGTCCCACTGACCGCGAAACAGAAGAGTTTGGCGCTGGGTTCGGAAGCAACGTTCCGGCTGACCAGCGGAACGCCGACTACACATACGCGGCGGGCGACTGTGTCGCCTACATCGCGGCTCTCGGCACGACTCCCCCGGTCGGCTTTGAGCAGATCCAGAAGGAACCCTGGAACTGCATCGGGTGGCTCGACTCCAGCGGCGGCGTGTTCGCCCTGAGCCACACAACCAAGGACATCGGCGCGGCCGGTTCGCTGAGCGCGATCCGTACCGTCATCACCGGTGGTACCAAGACCCTGCAGGTCACGGCGCTTGAGGCGCTGAACCCCTACGCGCGGGCTTTGTACGACGACGTTCCGCCCACCGCGCTCCAGCCCACCTCGCGAACCGACTCTGTCGGCGTGACGTCCGGTTCCACGGTGATCACTGACACGAGCCTCACCCTGTCCGACGTCAACGCGGTGGTCACCGGAACTGGCATCCCCAGCTCCACGCCGACCTACATCACGTCGGTCAACAGCGGCGTCTCGGCCGTCCTGTCCGCGCCGGTCTCGGCCACCACGGCGACTGAGAGCGTCCTGGTCACCCAGGGCTACTCCAAGTACGTCCTGCCGGAAGTTCCGGCCGACAACCGGTACTGCCTGATCCTGGACAGCATCGACGGCAACAAGATGCAGCGGCTGTTCGCTCCCTCCGCCAAGGTCACCTCGCGGGGCAACGACCAGATCCAGCAGTCGGACGCCGAGCAGCTCCAGCTGACGTTCACGTTCTACCCGACCACCGTTCTCGGCGTCCGGGGCGAGCTGGTGCGCTACGTGGGTTACCCGCCCACCGAAGTGCCCACGTCGTTCGCTCTCTAACCCGCCAACGTACCAGGAGAACAAGTCATGGACGAGAACATCAACGAAACGGTTGACCTTGACCTCAAGGCCGACGATGCCCGCCTGCGGGAATCGTTGGGAAAGCCGACCGCCATCAACCTGCCGGACGGCGGCATTGTTCACGTCGCCAATATCGGCGAGTGGAATGGTCCGGCTATGAGGTACGCCAGCAATGGCGACTGGGACAACTGGGCCGCCGAAGTCATCGATGACGAGGATGAGCTGGAAGCGTTCCAGGATGCCGGTCTGGTCAACTACCAGCTGGAAGCCGTCTTCGAAACGTGCGCCAAGACAGGCGGCGTCTCGGGAAAATCCAAGCGCTCTGGCAACTCATCCGGCAACACGCGGAAGCGATAGAGGCAGACTTCCACAGGTATTACCAACTCGACTTGTTGGACCTATACCGCCGTGGAAGTCGCCTTAGCTTGCGCAAGGCCGGAATCCTTATCAGCTACCTACCGCCCGAATCCGCTACCGCCACTGCACTACGGTTGGCGTCAAGCAATAGAGTCGGGCCGGTAGTAGCTAGGGAGTCTGAGCCTGAGGAAGATCCTTGGGCTAAGCAAGAGTTGTTGATCGCTAGTCTGGTCGATGAGATGCGCTGGTTCCGCCACGAATTCCGGGCGGCAAACAGCAAGGGTGGAAACGCTGGACCCCCGCCGGAACAGGTTCCCCGGCCGGGTGTGAAGTCGAGCAGGGTGCGGCGTAAGCCGCTTAGTCGGGAACAGGCGATGCTCCTGGACCCGCGTATGAGAGGATAGGCACGATGTCGGCAGGTGAGATCTTTGTAGGGTCTGTGGCCGTTGGCATCGTGCCATCCGCTCAGGGCTTTGCCGAGCGCATTCGTGCTGAGGTAGTTCCCTCGGCCGACGCGGCTGGTAATGAGTGGGGCGACATCTTTGCCGAGCGCATCCGTGAGAAGATGCGAGGCGCGCTCAGGGAGTCCGGCGAGGCAACGATTGACGTCAACGTCAACTCCGCCAAGGCCAGGACAGAGATCGAGGCACTGAAGAAGTCGGCCGGGGACTCGGGCGGCGCTGCCGGAGATAACTTTGGCGGCAACTTCATCCAGCGAATCGCTCAGCACTTCCGTGGCAGGAACATATTCTCTGACGCTGAGAAGGCAGCGAGCGATTCCGGCGACCGCGCGGGGTCTGGATTCGCTTCCAAGTTCCTAGCCCGCATGCGAGGCAACGGCGGTAGCGGCGGCCTGCTCTCGGGAGTCTTCAGCTCGGCTGCGGCCGACGCGGCCAAGGAAGCTACCAAGGCCGGTAGCGACGCAGGTAACAGCGTAAGCGAAGGGCTCATGGACGCCATCAAGAGCAACCCTTGGATCATGGGTGGCGTTGGCGCCGCTATCGCTATCGCGACTCCGCTTATCGCTCAGGCGATGGCAGGCATGCTTGTGTTCGGCCTAGGCGCGGGTATTGCCGCCATGGCCATCTACGGCGCGAGCCATGCCAAGTCGGTCGTGGCTATCTTCGACAAGCTCAAGGTTGATGTCAATAAGGACTTGACCGACATCGGCAAGTCCTTTGTGCCGGTACTCGACTCCATCCTGTCGACGGCCATTGGAGTGCTGGCTAAGCTGACACCAATCTTTGCGGCGGCTGCCAGGGTTATCTCTGGACCGTTCAAGGAATTCGCTGATACGCTGCTGACGACATTCGAGTCTCCAGCGGTCAAGTCTTCCATCGAGGCAATCGCGTCGGCATTCGGGAAGTTGCTGACCGCGCTTACGCCTACTCTCGCGGCCGACGCTAACGCGATAGCCAAGGGCATCACGAACGTAGCGAACGCCGTAGGAAAGAACCCGGCCGCGTTCGCTGGGTTCATTACCTTCATGGTCAAGATTGTGGTCGCCTGCCTGGACCTAATCGCCGCGCTTACTAACGTCGCGAGCTACATGGAGAAGCAGTGGACCCCCATGTGGGCCAAGATTGGCGGATTCGTCAAGGGCGTTTGGAACATCATAACGGCTGTCATCAGCGATGCGACTCACACGATCATCGACCTGGTGAAGATCTTTGCTGCGCTCTTTACCGGTAACTGGACCGCGCTCTGGAACGCGGTCAAGGCGCTGTTCACGGTTACCTGGAACACCATGAAGGCGATCTTCCTGCCTATCCTTAACTGGTTCAAGGACCAGTCTACAGCGGTGTGGACGGCTATCAAGAACGTCACTGTCAGCATTTGGACTGCAATCCTGAACTTCTTCAAGTTCATCGGCGATGCGATGGTCAGCTTCTGGACCGGGGTATGGCGTTCCATCGACAAGGTTCTATCGGACGCGCTTAACTGGATCAACGGTACTATCCGATCGATCTTCAACGCCATCTTCAGCTTCTGGAAGAACATTTGGAATGACATCTGGAACACGGTGTCCAATGTCTGGAAGACGATCGACAAGGTCATCGGGGACGCGCTCAACTGGATCCTCGGTACGGCGCGGAGCATTCTAGGTCAGGTCGGTAACATCTGGTCCACCGCCTGGAATGGCATTAAGAACGTAGCCACGTCTGCCTGGAACACGATCACAAACGGGCTTAAGACTTTCTGGGCCGGACTTAAGTCGGGCTTCCAGGACGCGGTTAACGGAGTCCAGCGAATCTGGAACACGGTCGAGCAGATCGCCAAAAAGCCGGTCGCGTTCATCGTGGACCAGGTTTACAACGCCGGTATCGTCAAGGTTGTTGACGCGATCTCGGGAGTCTTCGGTGTCAAGGCGCTTAGCCCGATCGCTGGATTCGCACAAGGTACTGGCGGGGCACCTCCCGGCTGGGCGTGGGTCGGTGAGGAAGGACCAGAGCTAGTCCGCATGACGGGCGGCGAGACGGTTCTGCCCCACCAGGCGTCGATGGCTACCGGACTATGGGGACACGGTACTGGATTCGCTACCGGTACGACGCCGACCGGAGACGGCAAAGCAGCGCACGGTAAGCCGCGCGCAATCGACCCGTCCCTGCTTCCGGGTCCGATCAGCATCCCCAACCCGATCAGCGGCCTTATCAAGCTTGGTGAAAAGGCGCTGGATGGCCTGAAGGATCTCGCCGGTGACGCTCTCGCGGCCGGGATGAACACGATCCTTAACCCGCTGCTCAACGCGATACCCGGAACCGATACTGGATTTGGTAAGTACCTCAAGCGAGACATCACCAAGTTTGAGAGCGAGCTTATCAACTACATCAAGGGTGTCTCGCAGCCCACCGGTGGATCGGGCAACGCGGCGGCCATCGCGACTTACGCTGAGTCGTTTGAAGGACACAAGTACGTATTCGGCGGGCCGTCTAACCCGACGGGCGGCTGGGACTGCTCCAGCTTTGTTAACTACGTGCTCGGTCACTTCAACATGGATATCCCCGGTGGCTCCTGGAAGAAACTGACCAACAATGGCGCGAGCCACGGGCCGACCGCTAACCAGTACCAGACCTGGAGCGGTGCCAAGAATAAGGGAAGCCAGAGCGTAAACAACATTGAGGCGGGCGACCTGCTCACCTGGAATACGCACGTTGGCTTCGGCGCGGGCAAGAACAAGATGTTCAGCGCGTACGACACGGCGTCGGGAACGATCTACACACCCGCCACGGCCGGGCCGACCGGGGAGCAGTTGCTCATCCGTACGATCAACGCGGCCCAGGGTGGCGGCGCAGTACCCGGTGGAGCTACCGGAAGCGAGATGGCGAACGGGCGCGAGCTATTCGGCTACCTCCTGAACAACCTGTTTGGCGGCCATAAGATCGCAGCTGCCGGTGCCATCGCGTCAATCTGGGGCGAGTCTACGTGGAACCCGTTCGCGGCTGGCACTGGCGGCCGTGGGCTTATCGGGTGGACGCCTGCGAGCACGATTAGCAACGCCGACTTCAGCGGTGGCATGCGGACGCAGGAACCGGCCATCATTCGCTTTGTTCAGAACAACGGCGATGAAGGCGTCATCCGCCAGATGATGTCAGCCGGGTCGGTATTTCAAGCGGCGAACCTTTGGGGCGTTGGCGTGGAACGATTCGGAATCAACGACGTTCACTCGACTGGCATAACGCTCGCAACCCAGATCATGAACAGCTACGCGACGGGTACCAGCGGTGCGGCGCCAGGATGGGCCTGGGTAGGCGAGCGCGGTCCTGAGCTTGTCCGGATGTCCGGTGGCGAGACGGTTCTCACTCACGAGCAGTCCCTGTCCGCGCTTAGCCGGAACCCCGGACGCGGATACTGGATGGGGACTACCGGGGATAGCCCGATGGACGCATCCACGCACGCGCAGTTTGGCGGGCCCAGCAATAGCAATTCGGGCATCGAACGAAAGCTTGACCAGCTTATCAAGGCCACCAAGAACGTCGGTGGCGACGTAGCAAGCGGCCTAAGCGTTCCGGGTCGTGTGGCGGGTAACCGCTCCAACTTTAACAACAGGAGGTAGGGCGTGTCCGATAGCCTGGTAATCGCCAACTCGATTGAGCTGCTACAGGGTGATAGCGGCGGGGCATACTCCACGCTGCCGCTACTCGGCGGAACTATCTTTGCTCTCAACGATCAGCAGCAGGCGTACGATCTCGGCACGCCGCAGCCTACTGTGGACATCCTCGCATCACTCATTACAGACGGCGAGAGGCCGCAGGGTAGGCGCGCGAGTAACCGCGTGTGTACTCTTCCTATCGCGATCATCTCGGACAGCCGAGATAACCTTGCACTCGCCCGCGAGGTTTTGATGCAGCTTGTCGACGCGCAGGAGACTGAGCGCTTCACGCTGACGTACACGCGCGACCCGCAGGACAGCACGGAGACTGGACCGCTCATTCTCGACTGCTGGCGTGCGGAGCCAACCACCATTGCCTACTCGCAGCCGGAAGAGAACCAGTATGTCTGCGAGCTAACACTTCAGTTTGAGGCGCTGCCGTACGGACGTAGCGACCAGCCCAACACGATCACGTTCCTTAACTCGACGGGCGCTACTCAGGCACCACCGTCGCCTATCACGCTGGACCCGTTCAACGTTATCCCGTCCGGTATGCAGGGAACCTGGGTAACGACTACGGCGTCTGTCAACGGCCCTGCCGCCGCGTTCTGCCCTAGCCCTTCTGTTAACCCGCAGGTGACCAACCCGTTCTATGTTAACAACAACATCGGGACCAACGACCTTACGGCCGGAACCGGTGGGGCAGTTCCCAACGGATCGCAGGCCCAGCTGAACGTTATTCAGTTCTGGGCTGGATTCGCTTCCCAGGCCTACTTCAACAACTGGGCCAACCATGAGAATGAAGTCCGGTTCATTGTCACGCTTATCGACGTCAACGGTAACACGGTCGCGGCGTCTCGTCAGTACCGCATGAGCGAGTCGAATAGCTACAAGACTCCCAAGTACCACAACATCCAGGTTCGGATACCGACGCAGCAGAGTCAGGTATTCGACTGGACCCAGGTAACCGGCTTCAGTATCAAGGTCCAGAACTTCGGTGACGCGCTGTTCCATAACAGCAACGTGTTCCTGGATACCTGTAATGCCATCGCTCCCTCGGCGTCGGCCGCGAACCTTACGCGCGGATCAATCTACAAGGTCAACGGCGTGGAAGGTTCCGTCCATACGGCGGCCAGCTTTATCATCCAGCAGCAGCCGAGCGTCAACCCGACGACGACGACGCTGACGCCTGCTCAGTCCAGCTTCCAAGCGCCTGCGGGCGTTACCGCGTCCGTAGTCGAGAACATCGGGCCGGGCGGCAACGGTGCTCAGATCACGACGCCGACCGCGTATGGCGGTGGTGGTGGGTCGGGCGAATACTCGCGAGAGAACAACGCCCAGCTGACGTCTGGTGACGTCTATCCAATCGTCGTGCCGAACGGGATGCAGAATAACCCTCTGACGGCGTTCTCCAGCTGGACCCAGGTAGCGCAGTTCAACTCGCCCGGTCCAAACATCAGCAACCCCGGCGCCAACTTTGTCGCGGCTACCGTCTCGGCCGGTAACGCTCTGGTCTTCACGGTGGTAGCACCTCCTGGCGCCTCTCTGTCGTCAACCTGGGTGTTCGATGACAACTCCGCTAACGTCGGACCCTACAAGATGGTTGGGGCCAGCACTGCGCCGGACGGTACCCAGACGGCCGTGTTCGCGTTGTTCAATACGGTCGCGCTAACTAGCGCCAACACCTACTCGGTGACCGGTCTTACCTGCCCGACTAGCGTTGAGATTGTAGGTCACTCGGCCCAGGGCATCTGGGGCTATATGCCTACGCAAACCAGCGCCAGGTCGGGAACGTCTGCGCTACCGTATGCGCAGCTACCGGGATTCCTCAATGCTCATGCGAGCGCAAACGATGTCATTAACGGAGTCGTGACGCTGTCGCAGGCCTGGGTCAAGTCTGGCACCGGCGCTTCCCTAGTCCTGAACGCATCGCCGCCTGCGGCTAGCCCTGTGTCCAAGACGATAGACCTGGCCACGACTTCCGGCGCTGTTCAGCCGCAGATGACGTCGGTAGGATTCACGGCTTGCCAGGGCGGCATCACCACTATCATCGCCCGGATATTCAGCTACATTCTTACCCAGACCGACCTTCACGTCTGGGTGGATATCAACTGGTACGACTCGACCAAGACGTTCATCTCCACCAACAGCGATGAGCTACTCAAGACTGCGAGTACCTGGGAATGGTCTCAGGGTACGGCTCACACCGCGCCTACCAACGCGGCGTTCTTTACAGTAGACGCGCGCATCAACTCTTCCACGGCCAACAACCCGCTCCACGTCGCGGAGCTAGGCTGTGTTCAGCAGCAGTCATTCTTCCCGCAGGAATTCACGGTGTTTGCTAACAACGCCGACATGAGCGCGACTACCGCGCCAACCTGGACTCACCTCTATTCGTCGGCCGCCGAGAACCCGCTCAGCACGGACATCTTTACCAACAACACCAGCAACCCCGGTAACTGGGGTGGCGACATATGCGCGGGGCAGGGCTACTCGGGTAGCGCGGCCTGGGCGTCTGTCACCGTCATGTTCGCTCGGTGTAGCCAGACGGTGTTCCCTGCGGACAATGTAACGGTCGTGGCTAACGGCGGCGTCGGTCTAGTCGCTGGTAACTCCAACGGCGGTACGGCCGGGCTGGGTAGCCTTAACAGCGTCCACAACCAGGGTGCGGCCGGGGCGGCTGGGGTAGCCACCAACGGCGGTGGCGGTGGTAGCTCTGGTGGGTCGGGTGGGTCCGCGACGTTTGTTGATGACACGAGCGGCACGATGGCATTTACCGGTAGCCATATGGCGCCGCCCCAGCTGATCAGCTCTGGCATTCCGCAGCCGGGCGGTGACCATGCATCACTGGCGCCGGTTAGCTATACCTACGGTGCCAACATCACCCAGCTAGGTGCGCAGTCGGGCGATACGGTTCTGGTCGCGGTCATCGGGGATACGACGGCGAACGCCAACATTCAGGTAACGGACAACCACAACAACCCGTACACATGGATTCAGACGGCGACCCTGGCTGACGGCCGTAACGTTCAGATCTTCTATATCAATAAATCCACCTTCACGGCTCTCAGGGTTGGCGACATTGTTTATGCCGCTTTCAGCAGCGACTCGCATGACTATGCGGTATTCGTCTACGTCATGTATAACGTCATCGGGCTACACGGGACGGCCGGAAGTCTCGGCAATGGTAACGCGCACGGCGATCAGACTAGCGCTACGCCAAGCCTTAGCAACACCGGACTCGGTACCGGCAACCGTGGCGCGACCGTGTTTGCTATGAACGAGACCAACCAGGTAGCCTCCATGGCACCTATGCAGAATACCACGGCCGACGATGAAGACTTCGCAACGGTCCTACGGCACGATGGTACGCCTTGGGGTAATACCGGGATACACCTGGATGTCTTCTGGGCCGATACTACGGCGACTAGTCAAACATTCAACTTCACTCTTCCCGACAGCGCGGAGCTTGCTATGTTCGCGGCTACCTGGAATCTTGCCACGGGCAACTGGACTTCGCAGTCGGGTAAGCCGACTAGCCAGTACACGAACGGTACTCACCACTATTCGCA